GAACATATTCTTCCGCCATCTATAGTAGAGAAGCTTGAAGATGTTGCTATTGTGGGTAGTCCTGCTTCTAGTTTTCTTATGGATATTTTTCCCGATGGGCCCTCAGTCCCGGTTCAAAAAGTACGAAAAGATGGTCCATCCATACTCGGGTCTGGATCCAACAAGTTGGCAAAGGTTTCTGGACAATCTGCACACGTTTGTGCAATTGGCTTCGAGTGCTAGCACGAGTCGGAACCAAGGTTCCTCGTACCGGGTCGATGATGCTTCTGAAGCCCTGTATGCCGCGACGGAGAACATCAAGGACCTCGGTCTCGGACTTCGACGGGCCGACGACTCTGAGATTCAGGAAAAGCTGGCAGAGATGGCGTTTCAGTTGGGGTATGAAGGTGAACTTATTTTGAACCAAAATGCACATGATCAAGGACTTTACTTCTTCCCACGTTACTTAAACGAATCGCTCATGGAATATCCAGAATATGTCGACACGCGCGACCCGGGACCGGTCAAGAGCCACGGGCAATGAGGTCAAGTCCGAAGGACTTGGAGTCGCGAACCTACACACCCTCGCCGAAGCTGCCGCCACCGTTGAGGCCGAGGCTCCCATTACACGGACGCGTTATGGACGCGTTTCCAAGCCCCCTGTACGTTACGAGCCTGTTGAGCAGGTCGAGGACGACTACGCCCCCGAGGACTACGACACGGAGGATCCAGATGACAGTTCCGAGGACATTGAGACCGATGAGGATGAGGAGGATGACGAATCCGATGCTGACGAGGATGGAAATCTAGATGGATTTGTTGTCCCAGATAAAAGTGAGAGTAGTGAGTCGGATAGTGATGGAGAACAGCCCGTTCCTGTCCCAAAGCGCCGAGCAGTTGTCAAGAAGCGCACCACCCGAACCTGAGCCTCGTACCCGACCGTGGACGCCGCAGCAAGACTTTGACGAACCTCCACCGAGGCGTTTTTACCCCGCGTTCGATCCACCGCGTCAACAGAACGTCTTTGATTCACTCAAAGATAATCATATTGCTCTCATTCTGGTTGGTATTGTTATTGGTGTAATTATTATGAACATGCGTCCCATTATCGTAAACCCTATGAAATAAGGTACAAAGGTGCGTTTTTCACGTAATCATCGTTTCCAACAAAAGTTCCAATAGGACCTGTACGGTTCGCGTATACATCCTCCTGTAATATCCCCATCCAGGGATTTACACGAGTTTGATCAGGTGATTCCATTTGGCGAAACACGTCATATTGTGACGGTGACTCTTCAGGGGGTGGTGGGCGTGATGTAACAGACGCCTTGACGCGAAGAATGAATAAATATATTACAAAAACGACGCCAAGTAGGCACGCAATAGGTGCTATGTACCCTCGGCGCAAAAGGTACAAACTCGTGAATATACTCATAGCTCCAGCAGTTGCCACGAGGACAAGTTGCCACGTGGGAAGTGCTGTGAAGTCCATCTGTTATTTATCTAGGTTTTTTACTGATCCGGAACCTCGTCGTCGGCCGCGCCGCTCGGAGTCTGCTCCGCAGACTCCTCGTCCCCCTCAGTAATGCTCTCAATCTGAACCGAGGGCATCTTGCGCTCCTCCATAATCTTCGCCACCTTCTCGTCAGCCATCTTGACAATCTCGGCCATGTCCTTGTCGGGGAACTCCTTCTTCAGATCCTCAATAAACTCGGCCGGGTGAGGAATTGGTGGAACATCCGGCTTGGTGTAGTACTTGGAGTTCTCGTCAGCCGGATCGATGTATGGGTACGGACCGGGCTGAGGCTGGGCAATCATGTCGCGCTTCCGCTTCTCAAACATGGCCGCAGCCGCGCTCTGGTTCGCCCGGTACTTGGTCATAATCTCCTCAAGCTTCTCGTTCTGGTAATGCACGTCCTCAATCTGCTCACGATCCGGAGGCACGAGGAGCCACTTGTACATGTCCACGACGTAAATGTCCACCAAAGCATCCTCCTTCTGAAGACGCTTGGCGTGACTTGCCGCCTCGTCACGGGATGCGAAACACCCGCGAATCTTCAGACCCAGCTTCTCATTCTTCTGAGGCAGGTCAGGGCCGACAAACGAAATGCATGCAAACAGCTGGCCTGGAACGGTCAAGTAGTCTTGCTCGAGACTCCCCATTTAAAAGATACACGCGCTAATTTTTTAAGTCGTAAAACGCAATGGACTCCTTACGCCATTTGCACAATTCGTGTAAACGTTCGCTGATTCAGAGATGGGTCAAACGTAGTGATCGTGTGCTTGACTGTGGATGCGGTCGGGGTGGAGACCTTCACAAATGGAAAGCGACCGGTGCTGTCGTGTTTATGATTGACCCCGACGAGGCGTCACTCCAAGAGGCTGAGCAACGTGCACATGATATGAACTATGGCGTGTGGTTTCTTGGAACGGGGTCAATTGTCCAAGCCGCCTTTGCCGGTCCGTTTGACGTCGTGTGCTATAACTTTTCACTTCATTACATCTTTGAAGATTCGGAAACGTACGATATTTCCATCAAGGCGTTGGGAGCCGCCGTACGGCAAGGGGGGTACTTGATTGGTATAGTACCTGAAAAGGCTCGTATTGAAGCACTTGTGGATGCGCAAGGTCACTTTGTAGACAAGCTTGGAAACGAGTGCTCGCTCATTCACGGTGGAAGACGCGCAGTTGTTCGGCTCGTGGATGGACCGTTCTATGCCGAAGGTGGGCGTGAAGAGCCTGTGCTTGATGCCAGGGCACTTGTTCAGGGCTTGACGTCTGCTGGGTTCAAAATCGTTCAGTGGACACCTATGATTGACCGTCCAAATGGACTTATTTCAGATATGTACTCGACATTTGTGTTCCAAAAAGTTTCTGAGTAAATAGAAGGGAATGGAATTTTTGCCTTGTATCGTACTGTTCATAGTTTTAGTGCTTGTGTGTATATTTCACAAAGAACCGGATGCACTGACCCAATTGAAACAGAGATACTTGGCGACACTTGATATGTTGCGCGCGACAGGAGACCCCAAATGGAAAGACGTCTTGCGCCCGTCGATCATTACAGGCATGCGTGATTGGACAAAGGCGCGTGGACCTATTGGCTCGAACGTGAACAAAGGGTACGAAATTTACATCTGTCTAGATGGAGACGATGTAAACTCGGCAATGTACGTACTCATTCACGAGTTGGCGCACATGTCGGTTCCAGAATATGATCATACAACGAATTTTTGGGAAAATTTCAAAAAGTTAAAAGACTTGTGTATCCAAGCGGAGCTGTACACTCCAAACGGTGTGCGCACGTATTGTGGGGATTCCATCCGAGACTAAAAGGCGGTCGACGGAGTCGCCCTTGCTCACGCCCGGTCCACAACGTACTTTTTAGTAATGTAAAACACGATGGCGGCAACAAGCGCCGTCACGGCCAAGCCCGTGAGCGACACGTCACCGGACTCGCCCACGAACTTGGGAACCATTGTACGAAGCCGGGTCTGAACCGGCTTGGAGAAAGCAACGATGGCGGCAACACCTGCCAGAGCCGCCTGGAACTGCTCATCCGTCAGACCGAAAGGGTTTCCGGAAGCAGCCTTCTTGCTGCTACGCTCCTGAGGCTCCTCCTGACGTCTATGCACGGCAGCTGACGGGCCCATCATCGACGGAGGGCCCTGCACCTCATTTTGCATAAGCTCCTCAATCGGTGTAGAGAAATCCGCCATTTGAGATTCGTCAACCTTTTTTTCTAGCCTCAAAAGCCCAGTTGGAACCGTCTTGGCTCCCTCCTCTGGACTCCGGGCGAGTGCCTGACGAGCCAGTTCTTCATTGACTGAAACTGGCTCGGCAGCGGGAATCTCACTTATGAGAGTACTTGCATCTGGGTCATACGTCAGCATCTTTTCTGAATTTTAAAAGGAAAATACAAAGGAGCGTCAAGCGCGCTTCACGACGTTCACGGATCCGCCCCGTCTCTTGACCTGGGGTTCAGGCTGATTTGGTCTGAGAGCTGCTCGTGGGTTATAGTGCCTCTGGTGATACTGCCAAAACGCTGGAGACCCGACCCGGAAGTTCCGTCTGATGGGCGCCTTGTACCAGAAGACGCAGTCTGTGATGCGATTCGACTTGGATGTGTTATCAAGCACTAAGCACTCGTAATTCTCGGTACACGCGTCCATGACTTGACAAAACTGATCAAAGTTTGGAAAGACGCCAAAGAACGCCTTGTAGAGGTTCTCGCGGTTCTGTCGCACGTTGTCACGGAGCGCAAACACGTAGTCCACGTTGGTTCGGATCATGGGTGTCATGTCCATACAATACTGGGTCGTCATCATGAAGAAGATCTTCCAGTGGCGTCCGTTCATAAAGAGTTGACGGATTGCCACATCACGCATGAAGGCTCGGTCATACATACAGTCATCCATAAGCACAAAGACGGGAGTACACTTTCCAATGGCCAAGAGCTTCTTTTGACGTTCGATGATCTTCTCAAGGGCGTCCCGGTTATAGTCACCGAAGACAAACAAGTCTGGAATGAACTGCTTATAGTACCCGTTTCCCTCCTCAGTCCCTGACATGGCAATACCGGCAGGCAAGTGCTTTTTGTGCCACAAAATGTCCGTCACTAGAGTTGACTTTCCCGTCCCACGCTTTCCTATAAACACACATACCTTGTCATCAGCCATTTTGGACGGGTCAAACTTTCGGAGTTGCAAAGACATCCTCCTTCCTATAATTTCAAAACAAAATAGGAAGTGTCCTGAAGCGCGCCACCTTAAAGTTTCTGAACGTGTACCGTGTATGAAGACTGGTCAGGGAGACATGGACACCGAAGGTATCGAAAATGCCGCACTGGACTTGTTCCTCCCCGTATTGGAATCAGCAACTGTACTTGCCGGACACTATTGTAAGGCGTGTAAGCGAAACACTATCATGCCCGAAGACATGTCATATGGACTCATGTATGCAGCCCGGAACGTGATGGGCAAACAGGTCGGGTCTTTGTACCCGGAGATTTACGAGGACGAGGAATCAGGCACTGATTCCGAGGCGGACCCCGAGGCGGAGGAGGACGAGGAATCAGGCACTGATTCCGACCCCGACCCCGAGACCCCATGGACTCGGTACGATGGAACAGAGGATGAAATGGCCCTGAAAATGAACCAGTGTGCCGATACGTGGGAAGAGTGGAACCCTGAAAACCTAGCTGAATGCGCGTTGAAAAACGCTGTGGACAAAAACTCCTTTTTTGGTAGAGAATGAAGTACTGGGTGGTCGAGGACGAGGACGAGGAGGTGGAGGAGACAAAGTACTCGAATATACTTCAAGAGGAGGAGTATGAAGATGAAGATCCCCCAGAGGCTTTTGAAGGACTTCAAAAAGGTTCGAATATCACAGACGAGTTTGATCAGTCAACCGTGAAACCCTGGGACCCCTCAGAAATATTTGTGTATATATAGTACAATGGCATCCACCGTTATGAGTCTTGCGACCACCATCGAGTCTCAGGGCTTGAACTCTCTGATCGGAGGGTTCTCCTTTGCTTCGGCCTTGGCATGGTTCGCCGTCGTTCAGGCCGTGATCGAGAAGTACGTCAAGTCCGGACCAGGTATCAAGGCGCACCTCATTGCGGCGCTCCTGACCACCCTCCTGTCCATTCTCGTGTTCCTGATCGTCAAGTCATTCGTCAAGAATGTGGAGATCAAGGAGCCAGGTCAGCCACTGTTCGCGGTGACTCGTTAAAAGTCCCAGTTCCACGGGACTGTACTCCTTCAGGTGCGCACGAGTCGTGGTCCCACAGGGCCTGGGCCAACTTGGCCCCCAACTTGGCCCCCTTGTGGCCAACTCTTCCAGACTACAATACCAGCAAGTAAAACTAAAATGATAATCCACCAGTGAAAACGCCTCTTTGGCTCGGGTGGTGGAGGCGGCATGACTTTCATCGCCTCCACGATTCGTTTAATCTCAATTTGTTCAAGAGGTTCAGGGGGCGGGAGCGTCGGCCGGGGATCAGGACGCAGATACACGCGCAGAACAAAGGCGTTTGTGTTCCAGCCCCGAAAGTTCAGTAAGTTCCCTTCCCGGTCGATCCAGCGTACTGTCAAGCGCTGGAGACTGTTGATGGGTTCTGGATAGTCCACACTGACCCGGTAGTCCTTATTTTCATGAAAATTCTTGATGCATGACGACCCAACATCCATGATGATGGGTGCAAAGGCCCTGTTTACATTCGAACCGCTTATCGTTCCCGTCGTTCCCTGTATGGCTCCAGTGTCAACATGAAACGGCGTTTTCAGTTCATCCACGTCCAAAAATACGTAATCGTTTAGGGAAAAATCTACAAGGGTCGAACTCCTTAGAACGTATAACCCAGAATACATGGGATCTGTGACGGGTGCAAGAGACGCCACCAAGTCAACACCGGGCACCATACCAAGCATCAGGGCCAGTTCACTTGAATGAATTTTGATTGAAAATGAAGAAGGGTTCGTGAACAAGTAATGACCCTCGGAGACGAGATAGTTGAGCGCAGGGACGTTTGAAGTGGCTGCAGTGATGGCGGCGGCTAACGTATATGCCGAGTAGAACCCTTGGTTCAGACTGACCGAGACCGACTGGGTACCAGTCGTGATCTCCAAGACGTTTGAACCATCCGTTAAGTTGTACATGGTGTTCGGAACTCGAGCCGAGACGAGATCAACGCGCTCTACATTGCGGAGAGGCCGTGTCAAGTGCAAGACATACGAGTTCCCCTCGGGGTACAGGGTCACGTCTCTGTTCTGAGAATCTGCAAAGAGGAGACGTTCCGTCATCTATTTTTGAGAAAGAAACAAATATAGGACATTTTCAGTAATGGATCACTTTCTTGAGATTCCAAAACCACCTCCTCCTCAACCCATTGCTGGTCAGTCACGAGGATCTGCTGCAGGTGCCATGACGGCTCTTGCAGCACTGGGACCCCAAGAAAAGTACATGTTCGGTGGCGAGTCTCTCTGGGTTCCTGAACTCAAGCAACACTCGCCATTCGTGACGTCTCATCGAATGCTCAACCCACTCCAATCGACAGGAGGTCTCTTTCTCGATCCCACTGCAACGTACTCCATCGATGTGAAACCTCGGGAGTCGGCCGACCTTTTGACAAACATGTACCTGTCTGTCGCTTTACCCGCTTTACCACCAGGGTACGACTACGGACCTCTTGTTGGTCGAGCCATGATTCAAAAAGCAGAGTTTCTTATTAACGGTGAAGTCATAGAATCTATAGAGGACGATTGGTACATTATCCGGGACCAGCTCTTTTTGGACGCGGACGAAAAGCTGGCCATGTACCAAGCCATCAGTCTCGGACAATCAGAGGCAAACACTGTTCCAGCAACGTCCCAGGTGAATATGCTGGTCCCATTGGAGTTTTTCTTCTGCCGCCGTCACTCGCACAACAGGACGGATGCACAACGGAACGAAAAGCCTTATTTCCCCCTGTGCGCCTTGCGAAAACAGACAATCACTATTCGATTCACGTTTAACACGGCCGCTTGGATCACGGCCGCTCCATATGACGTCGACGGAAACCCTATAGATCTCATAAACCCCCGAGTTCTCTTACAGGAAGTTACCCTTTCGGACGCTGAACGCCTGTACTATATGACCACGTCCATATCGTACCGTGTTGTACGTGTATGGAAAGAGGCTATCCAAGAGTACAACAATGGTCAGGTTCGATTGAATTTTAGTGCAAAATTCCCAGTGTCTATGATTGCCTGGTTTATACGAAACAATCTTTATGAGACTCCGGAACCAACATATTACAAACAGAGATATAACTATGGGTACACGACCGAGTACCTCCCAGCAGCCGTCCCCATAACCTTTTTCAATGGCGTCAAGATCAAGTTTTTGGACTGTATAGAAAGTGCCGTAATTTATCTGAATAACAAGAACATTCTGTCAAACTTTCCAGGGGCCCTGTACTATAGTTATCGTCAGCCCCTTCAGCACGACCTTTCAGTCCCGACAAAGAACATGTACATGTACTGTTTTGCAGACCGTCCAAAGGACTATAACAATGCAAAATACATCAACTTTTCAGATTACGATTCACAAACATCTCACCTGGACATTACGTTCAATCCCTCACTGGCTCCTCAGATTGCTCAAGGGTATACGCTCTACCTGTATTACTATGGGTACTCAACTTTACAAATTAGCGGAGGAAGCTCGAAATTCATTCCTTGAGTACTAACAGAGGAGCATGTCACAGTCTGCTCAAATTATACTTGGCGCTCCGAATCCTTTTACAGTAAATCCATCCATAACATACTTTAAAACAAGTTACGAGCCTCAAGACTCTCCACTCGGTGAATCATTCGAAATTCCTTTCGATAATCAACAGGTTCGGTTCGGAACGACAAGTGAGTGTACTATTCCTGCATATGGAGACCTGTTGACAAGCACCTTTTTACGAACAACGTTACCGGCTATTTACCCACCTCAGACAGGGGCGTACGTGTACCCTCAAACCTCAACCTCTTTTTCAGGGGCATTACTTGTTCAAAAAGGCTTGACGTTCGTGACAGCCGATGGGTCCAACCTGACGGCAAACACGGTCGGGAGTCACTTTTTCTCGGTGGGCGCCGAAGTCATTTTGACCGGGACTGCATACTCGTTCTTTAACCTTGACGGCGTGTATACGATCACGAGTATTCCCACGGCGAACTCTTTTGTGTGTTCTTCGAGTCTTGCGGGTATTTCATATAACGGAACAGTCTCGACAGTTGGGATTCAGTCAGCACCTGTTGTGGGATACTATTCGACCCAAAATTTGAACTTGTGGGCGGAGGTACCTGTGAACTTGACGTACAACTCTATCGGTGGGCAAATTACAGTACAAAATGCGTCACTTGTTCCAGGTCAAACTATAAATGTTTTCAAAAGTTTAGCAAACCTTTCTGGACAGTATACCGTTGCAACGTCGAGTGGAAACGTGTTCACCCTCGTGAATACGAGTCTAACCGTACCTCTATTTGTATCCAGAGTAACTTCCGGTACCCCTCCCTACAGCATGCTATCATATGACGGCATAAACTGGGCTTCAGGTCTAGGAGAGGGGCTTGATAGCTCTGGCGATCGTGTAGCATATGGAAACGGAATTTTCGTCACTATAATTTACGATCCTCAAACTGATTCATATTTTTCTTTAACTTCGACGGATGGAAACATCTGGACACAATCTCCTCAGTCAATGCCGTATCCGGGGTTCAGGTGGATGAATTTAACGTACGGAAACGGTTACTTTGTAGCTATTGACCCAGATTCGTTGTTTTTGATCACATCTTCAGATGGAAACAATTGGACTTCGAACTATTCAATACCCAACGGATACAATTGGTCATCACTCTCGTACGCCAATGGACTTTTCATGGCTGGGGGCTACGGCACTTATTACATGATGACTGCAACTGATCCTACAGGAACGTGGGCGGGAGTTGTTGTGCCAGTTGGATTGTGGTCGGCGGCCACGTACGGAAACGGACTTTTCGTGGCTGTAAACTCTGGCACCAGCTCCCCGAGTGTTATAACCTCTACAGACGGCGTCAGTTGGACACCCAACAATTCAGCTCCTCACCCTAACCCATCATATGGAGGAAACTGGTTTTCGGTAACATACGGGAACGGCGTTTTTGTTGCCACGGGGTACGGCGAGGAAGGATACCCCGGTGCCATGACGGCAACTAATCCGACGGGGACGTGGACAGTCCGTGCCATGCCACGTGAAGGAAAATGGACTGTTGTATACGCAAACGGACTTTTCGTGGCTGTAAACAGTTACATAGACTATTTTCAAGAACTCCATTTTCCAGCAGCCGCATATTCAACGGATGGCGTACAATGGGACACAAACCCTACAACACCCGAAAATCAATGGGGGCTCCCAGCAGTGAAACCAGACGCATTGAATGAACTTAATTTATTCGAAAATTCGATAACAGTTACATACGATCCGAATCAAAGCAGGTTTATATTTTCTTCTGTTGTGTACCCGTCCATAACATTTGCAAACGCACAAGACGCTGCTTTTTGGGGGTTTGATTACCTTCAAGGACCTTCATTCCCCTTTGTGAATGGACAATTGACGTCCCAATGGACATTGACTCAAGGTGGATGGGTGCAAGGGTTCCTTCCACCGACCCTTTCGAACTACGACGATTCGGTCGCACACAAACTGGTCAAAGAGGCTCGTGTACTCGTCGGTCGTCAGGTCATCAAACGGTTTACGGGCGAGTACCTTGAACTCATAAACGATCTCACAATTCCATATGAAAATAAGGCGATTCTCAAACTCATGAACGGGACTCTGGATTTTACACAAGCGGTTGCGTCCCGTGAATATTACGTGAATATTCCTCTTGGGTGCGAATCCATTCCCTTGTGCGCCTTGACACGTCAACAAATGAGTATCGAAATAGACTTTGAAGAGTACCGAAACCTCTCGAATGATCTTAACCCTGGAACCGGAGACTTTTTCGACCAGGCGTCTTACCTGACCTATAACGTCTCTCAGAACCTTCTCGGGGGTCAGACGTTCAACGTTGTTGGTACTCTTTCGTACCAAAACTACATTCTCATTTTAACAACGAATGGAACGTTTATCGTGTACGACACGACGAAACCAATAGACGATCCGGGATCCTATCAGGTCATCACGGCTTTTACCGGTCAGACTTCGGGTTTCGTAAACTTTGTTATTCTCGGAAACATACTGTACATTCAACTCTTAAATGGGTACGTTATTGGCGGAAACCTCGATGAACTGATCCAAGGGAACACGTCATCTTTCGCATCAAACAACTACCTTCCTATGAGCGTTTCGGACGCGGGACCACCGACGGGGACCATGGTGTGTGACGCTCGGTATTTGTACTATGCCCAGACGAATGTTGCCTCGAATGTCTTTTTTGTTCGATATGATACACGAACCCCGTTCCAAGAGCTTGGTGGGTACGAGTCTTTTAATTTTACTTCTGAAATAAGTGCCAACACGAGTTCAGTGTACCAGCTACTGTCTACAGGAAATGAACTTATTGCCTTGACAAACACACCTGGAACGTTTTACACTTTCCCAATTGTTGGAGACTTTTTAACAGAGTGGATCCCTATAAGTTTTGGATATGGACAAGCGACTGAAAGCGTTGTTATAGGTCTGGACGTATACTTATTAGTTTCTTCATCATGCATTGTAAAGTATTCAGACAGACAATTCACCGAGTATGATTTTTATGAAAGATTTGTTTCGGTTGTTAATAATTCCCTTTATGATACCCCCTTGAACCAAACGATTAGTAGTATTACCTCTCCAGATGGAACTACCTGGAGGCCTGCGACGTTATCGCGTTTGGAGTGGAATAGTGTCGTATACATTAATGGGCAATTCGTAACTGTGAGTTCTAATGAATTTACGACGTCAGATGTGAATTTGCTGATCCCAAGTGTATCAATTTTAAAGACCGGAAACATATGGAGAGATAATTACAATACGCCAAGTTCACATTGGGGAGCATTAACGTATGGGAACGGATTTTTCGTGGCTGTGAGCAGAACCTTTCCGTATGTAATGACGGCAACTGATCCGTCGGGGCCATGGACACTCAACACTTCAATAACAGCCGTTGGCGGCTTGGCTTCAGTCGCATATGGGAACGGTTTTTTTGTGGCACTTCCATGGTACTCATCTGATCAGGGTCTATACCTATTAACGGCAACTGATCCTACAGGACCGTGGACGGAGAATACATTAGCACCAAGTATTAGTTTTGGGGAATCTCTTACGTACGGGAACGGGATTTTTGTAGCTGAAATTTTAGATTATAATCAAGGTTCCCAAGCTATTTTGACGGCAACTGATCCAACAGGGACATGGAATGAGGTATTAGATTATCGTGGGCGTATAACATATTGTAACGGCTTTTTTATAGGTCTTTCTGGGGATTACGCGCCGGTTGATACCTCCACGGATGGAATCAACTGGACACCGAACTTTTCAGCACCATACGGGTCTTGGACTTCTATCGCTTATGGGAACGGGCTGTATGTAGCTTCGGGCTCTGGTTACAACTATATGACGGCAACTGATCCAACGGGGACGTGGACGATTCAAACTGTTCCAATTCAAGGCTCTTCATCGATAGCATATGGGGGTCTTATTCCGTACCTCGGTCCCATCAAAAACCTCCACGCCGTTGGATCGACTATTTACGCATCTGCAAATACTGCTTCCCAAACGTCGATCATCCAGATCGATACGACCAAAGATCTTTCAACAGTGGGTGCGTATCAGTACTACTCTTCGTCCGGAACGCCCCCCATTTCCTTTGCAGGAAACGTCCCCTCAATCTTTGCCAACGGTCCTCGGTATCTCTACATATTCACGAACGACCCTTCACAGACGACGAGTCCAACGAATGCCATTCGATACGACCCGTACCCCGTGAATCCGACGCTCCAGGCATCCATCATTGCAGATTACAAGATTCTCCCACCGGGTGTGCCGAAACCGACGTGGGCCGAAATAAAGTACGTCCAAAATCAACACGTCACGGCAGACAACTTTGCAGATCTTCAGATTCTCGGACCCGTCAAAGAACTCATCGTGACGGGGGCGGCGAGTGCCGCGAACGTGTTCCAGTACTCGAACCTGGACGGTGCCGTTTCCTTGACCATCACAGGAAACGAAGAGATCCTGACCCCTGACGTCGGCACGGTCACGGGTCTCGGTGTCATGGCTCCGTTCCAGACGCACACGGTCTTGCCCGTTCGAAATTTGTCCGTCATTCCGTTCGAAGTAAATCCCGAGTCTCTCGAGCCAAACGGAACCATTAACTTTTCGCGTCTTCAATACCAGAACTTGTCCAACGGAAGCTCCGTATGGGCATCGTCATATAACATTCTCAGAATTGAGAGCGGCGTAGGCGGTCTAAAGTTTAATTCTCCTTACTAAATATGGTGGTTGCGCAGTTCACGCACCAATACGTACGCCTCCAGTATCCACAAGACGTCCATTTTGGCGATGATATATCTATATGGATCGCCAAAGCGGGTGGGGACATTGCACGCCGGAATATGATTCTCCGTGTCATTTGGCCAGAAGCATGTGCCGTTGATAACTCGGCTGGAACCCGTATGATTGATTTTTTGGAACTTTTATACGATGATACGTTGATTGAGAGACACTATGGTGAGACTATCGAGATCCACAACGACCTGTACGTCCCCCAGGGGAAACAGGATGCTCTTACCACCTTCACGGGCAAAGGTATCACGAGTAACTTGACGGCGTACTCCATCTTACTTCCCTTATCGATCGACCTGCCCTTGTGTGCTCTTGACAAAGCCCCGGTCCTCCGTGTGAAGTTCCGTCCGTCCCTTGAATTTTCAACTATAAATTGGACACAACCCATACAGGTTGACCTCTTTGTGGATTACATATACGTGAGCAAGGCTGAGAGGGACTATTTTCGGAACACGCCTGTGTTTTACCCTACACAGACTATGCAGCGCCTCATATTCACAACTGGGGCGAACCTCACACAATGTGTTTTCCTGACAGAATTCACCCGCATGGTCAAGGAACTCTATTGGGTTATTCAAACGGATGGTGAAGATGCATACAACTTTACAAACAACGGTCAGGACCAACTCGTCAATCTGAACCTCCAGTTTAACAATGTGGATGTTATACCCGTTGAGGTTGGGACCCCATTATTTCTTCACGTGATACAACCTCTCGAGTTTCACACACGGGTTCCAAATATGAACTTCTATATGTACTCTTTTGCCCTTGACCCGGAAAGCAGGAGACAGACAGGTGAAGTGAATTTTGGATCAATATTGAGACAACTCCATACCCTGAACCTGACCCCATGTGCTTTTTCACGACAGGTTCGCGTGTATGCCCTCTCGCATAACGTGTTGCAACTCAGGAACGGAGCCCTCGTGTCCATGACGGACTCTGCACAGGAAGGAGGAACACAAATATCTTAGAGACTATTAGAATGTACAAGCCCATTTATCCAGGGACGTACTATTTCAACAACTTTACGTTCACATCCATGGGGAATTCAGGACACAGAGGACCGACGTCTGATCAGACGTATGCCGATGCTCCGTGGCCTTCATCATCGTATTTTTCGATCAAAAATGGTCAACAGAACTGGACTGTGCCCGCAAATGGGACGTACCAGATCACGGCCGCAGGGGCCTATGGCGCAACACCCGGACGGGTCGTGACGGGTCAGGTGACGCTTCGTGAAGGCCAGGTTCTGACTATGCTTATCGGTCAACAACCCACGCCCTTGACGGCGAACGTCGCAGATAACGTGACGGTTGGTGGTGGCGGCGGGACTTTCGTCGTGACCAATGGAATACCTTTGATTGTGGCGAGTGGCGGCGACGGGTCCGGACCAAGTTCAAGATCAGGGTCCTTCTTGCCTTCTGGAAACGGGTCAGGAGGGTCTGGGGCTGGGTACTACGGCAATGGGACTCAAACAAACCCGTATTTTCAATTCTTGGTTCCAAATTCATACATCAATGGAGGATACGGGAACAGGTACGAGTATGGACAACCAACACTTCTCGAAGATGGTGGCTTTGGTGGCGGCCAGTCGCCTATCAATTTAGTAACAAATATCGATAAGATTACAGCAAGTGGAGGTGTTGCAACGTGTTATACACACGTCCCTCACGGGTACCCATACAACTATGTCGTGAACATATCAGGGACTACATACTATGACGGCGCCCAACAAATTCAAGTCCAGGCTTCAAATGCGTTTACGTTTAGCACATCGAACACGCAGACCGTGACGTCGGGTACCGTCTCGGGTATTTCCTCCGGATCATCAGGTGGTGGTGGGTACACGGGAAGTCCGGGAGACGGGACGTCCGGTGCAACCTGTTACGCCGACCCAAGCGTCCAGAACTTTACGGATCTGGGTGCCACCTCGGACGCATCGGGCTACGTCACAATCAGTCTCGTGAACCCTGTACCCATAACGCAAACGCCAACGTGGAACCAAACGTGGACGTACCAACCTTCCGCTTTTCCGTACCCGACGACATGGTCTGCGTGTGCGTACGGGAACGGGACGTATGTCGCTGTTTCGAACAACGGCACGTACCCTGTGACTTATTCACCGGACGGGCTCAATTGGTACACGCAAACCTATGGGTCGTCAGTTCAACCCTGGGTCTCCGTGACGTTTGGTAACGGTCTCTTTGTCGCCGTCGCAAGTAATGGACATTCAATGGTTTCACCGGATGGTATCAACTGGACGGAAGCGGTTGGCAACGGGACCGCTTGGACCTCTGTAGCGGGTGGAAATGGAATTTTTACGGCGACTGCACCAGATATCGGTGCTGCGTACTCGCCTGACGGTCTGAATTGGACGACTTCTTCCGTGGTTCAACCAGACACGTGGACGGCCGTGACGTACGGACAAGGAACCTTTAACATTACAAACGCACCTTTTATATCCAATGGTCAAAATGTTGGCGACGAGCTTGGCTATGCCATCGCCTTGAGTGCCGACGGGTCTATTTTAGCAGTTGGAGCTCCATATGGAAATAATTACAACGGAAATGTTTACGTATACACAAACGGGCAGTTGTCATACACCTTACAAGGTCAATATGAAGGGTTTGGTTACTCCGTCGCCTTGAGTGCTGACGGGTCGATTTTAGCAGTTAATGAGCAGTACTACACCAACCCAAGGGTGTACGTATACACAAACGGGGTCTTAACATATA